TAGCTGCTTGTCCGCCAGCAGTTTGATAAGCACCTAGTCCACCAATAGCTTGTGCTGATTGTCCCAGAGCCCCGGCCCCTAAAGCCTGTGCTCCGGTAGCTGCTTGTAAATATGGTTGATAAGAACCTACACCTTGTTGTGCAAGATTAATTGCTTGTGTTTGTAATGGATCTTCACCAGCAACGTATTGCTGGCCCATAAATTTTGATGGATCTAGCTCGGCTGAATATGTGGCTTTCGCCTGATCTGCGTAGTCTTTTACTGCTGGTTCTAAATAATCTTGTACCGACATTATATTACCCTCGATTGTAACATTTGTTGTTGATCATACATTGCTTGTGCACCTTCTAAACCTTGTGATTCTTCAGAAACTTCACCGCCCTGCTCTAAGTTGTTCATTAAATTTTCCATTACTTCAGCGCCTTTATCTATATCGCCGCCTCCTGCATTTCTAACAGCATCTGCTGTAAATACAAACTCATTTTTAGATAGTCTAGCGGGTACATCGTCAGCTCTTTCTTTGCCACCCATTGCTACAAAACCACCTTCGTTTCTATAATCTTTTTCCATGCCACCCATGTCAATCATTTCTGATGCTTCATCAGTCGCCATGATCCCACCTTCTTGTTTACCTATTCTTCCGCCATTAGCTTTTGCTTCACCCATTATTGTTTTTAATAAATTTTCTCTTTCAGAGTTTGATTTTAAATTAAAATAAAGTTGTTTAAAACTTTCAGGTAGTTGGCTTAAAATATCTATAACATTTCCTGGAAGATCTAAAATACTTTGACCAGTGCCTTTTAATTGTTCTCCTATATCTATTTCTGCTATGTCTCCAAAAACAGTTTTACCTGAATAACCAGGTCTTGAACCATCACCACTAGGACCCACTAGTTGTCCACCTGCGTAACCTATTCTACCACCATCAGCTGCCATCATAACCGGTTGTGGTTGTTCCATACCTGCACCTTCTGGTTGTTGCTGTGATTGCATGACTGCTTTTACAAATTGTTCAAAAGATAAATTACCACCTTTGTTTTTGTACTTAACATATTCCATCATTAACATTTGTTCGGCTTGTGCTTCTCCTGCACCACCCCCCATGTTTAAAAATGTTTTTGGCTGTCTTCTAGACAGGCCCGCACCTGATCTAATGTATTCTTCTTCATCGTCTTCATCTACTAACATGCCGTCAGCATAACCTGCACGACCACCATCAGCTGCATAAAAATTTTGCATCACATATTTTTTTTGTGGCATAAAATCTAAACCAGCGCCTGCATCACCTGCACCGCTGTAATAATTTCTTGCACGTTGAACTTGGTATCTTGGATCCATAACATCTACTTCTTCCTCTTCATCATCACCACCCATTAAAAATGGGGCGGCTAAGGACGCTGCACCTAAACCTGTAAATGCTGCTCTACCTAAATTAAACTTACCATCTTTAGCTACTAAACCAGCTAAAGGTCCATCAAAAGCAAATTTACCACCTTGCATACTACCTAAACCTAATCTTGATCCCAGTGTACCAAATTTAAATCCTCCAGCACCTAAGCCTCCGCCTAACATATAACCACCACCAGCTAGTAAAGCTAGTTTACCTATAGGACTTTTAACAACTTTCTTTACAGCACGTTTAGCTTTCTTAACAAGTTTACCTAAGAAATAACCTTGTCTAGGATCCTGTAAAGAACCTAGTCCGCCCTGTATCTGTTGTGGTTGTTGCATGTTAGATATTGCCATAAATTTACCTTAATTCCTATGTTTACTTGGTTTTACTAAACAAATCAAGAGGCGGCATGATAACTTTTACATCCTGTGCCATCTCTTCTGGTTTATAACCCTTAGCTTCCCAGTCTTTTCTTTCCTTAAAAACCTCACCTGTTTCCTTGTGTCTGTAAGTCTCTTCTACTGTTGCTAAATATGTATCCATTAGTCCGTTTTCTCCTTTAATATATTTAAATAACTTATCGCTACATCAAACGAATCTGTTGTGCTAGATTGTACTGTAAATGATGTACCCCCTACTACAATCATTGGCTGGGTTAATAATTCTAATGTTGTGTTTGCTGTTAATTGTGCTGATTTAATTGCTGTGATACTGTTGTTTGTAACAGTCACTGTTGGTGTACCAGCAGATGTAACAAGTAATGATTTAATTATGTATGTTTCATTGACTGTAGGATTGTTAGCTCCAAATGGAACAAGAGCGCTTCCTGCTGTGCTGTTGTCTATTCCTACAAATAAATATTGGTTTACTACTGCCATTATTCTAAAAAGAAACTTTTAGCTTCTATCTCCTGCTTAACTTCATCTTGGAAAGATGAGTTTAATTTTGTAATTACTGCATCCAAATCCCTAACTAACGATTGTAGGTTAGTTTGATTGTATTCTGGTTCGGCTCTAGTTAATGATTGTACAATTTTTGCCATTTAATCCTCCCAACCATCAACCATACCTTCTGATTGTCCAAAATCATCTGGTGTAGTAGCATCACTTCTTTCTCTAGCTCTATCAATAGCTCTATCTATATCACCGCCTCCAGTATAATCAGCATCAGATACCCCTTGTGTAATACCATAATCAGTAGTTCCTTTATTTTCTGCTCCCATTATATCGGTAAAACCAGTTTGATTTTTAATATCTTCTAGTTCTTTTAAACCTTTTTTATCATAATTATATCTTATTAAATTTAATTTATGCATCTTGGCTGCATGTTCTCTTTGTGCTTTAGTGCCTCCTGTAAAACCAAAGATACCTTCGTCATCCTCTTCTAGCTTTAAGTTTCCATATTTATTTGTAAAACCTGTTGACTTAAATAGGTCATCTAATTTTTGAACATCTTTTGCTTGTTTTTTTGAATATTTACCATAACCAGAAATAACGTTTCTTCCAAATATATCTTTTTGTAGACCGCTATTATTATCTCCAAACACAGTTGGACCAGTATAACCCATTTTAGATTGTGTGTATATTTGTTCAGGCATTGTAAATTTATCATGGTAAGAACTTGGAAGAATTCTAGATAAAATACCACTTAATCCAAACATATTTTTTCTAACGTCTAAAGGATTATCCACAGGATAATTTCCAATACTTGTTTCGTCTGCTGCATACTCTGCCATAGCGTTCTGTATTTCCGGTCCTGTCATATTATTATTTATGGGCATTTGTCCAAAGCTAGGACCTAACTCATTCATGTTATACGCAGTTGAATCTCGCATCATTTGATCTACAGAACGTTGTCTACCCATTCCAAATTTTGCTAAAAAATCTGAAAACTTGTTTGGGTTTTCTAATCTCTTCTGTCTTGCAGCAAGTGAATCATTGAACCCCATCATCAGATCCGAATAAGGTGTTGAAGCATTATTAAAGGAATTGGTATTAACAATACCGCCACTGCCACTGCCACCGTCACCGTCACCGTCATCGGTTGTTGGTAATACAAAAGGATTCCGTAAAAATTCTTGCCTTGGAATATATTTAAAACCTGCGTCTCGTATCTCCTGGTCTGTAGCCATTACCTTCTTCCTCCTGGGTGTATATCTAATCTAAACGTACCTAGTTTCCAATCTTCACCAGCTGTTGTATTAGCAACTTCTAATGCAATTTGTCTAGCTCTTACTCTAATATCTTTTTTAGTTGTTGAAGATGAACATGTAAAACTATTAGTAACTTCGCTACTGTTTGGGTACAGTCTTGATTTAAATTTAATTGCAGTGTTTCCTGTCTGACTAATAAAGTCTGGTATAAATCTACTAATTCTCATAATATACTCACCGTCTCCTCTAATGTCTGGCGTACCTACAGTAGCCCCCGTGTTACTTCTTTTCTGTGTAATGTCAAAATCACCAGATTTAATTGATCCAATAATAGCTGTGGTAACACCACCTGCATTAATTTGATCTGTTCCAATTTCTTGGTTGTAATATATACTAAGTCCGTCCGTATTACCAACAACATCTGATGATGCATTGTCTGAAGCGGTATAATATGTTGCATGGGGTCTGTCAAAAACTGCTGAGTCTTGCCAAGCAGCCCTGTTTAAAGTACCTGTTGTCCATATAGGACGTTTAGGTGATGAGTCTAAATAGTTATAAGTAACTACCCTGTTAATTTGATCTGATGCAGCTGTGCAATAAAACCAGCTTACTTCACCAAACAGATTATTTAATCCAGCATTAATAAGATCTCTAGATGTAGCATTTATATCATCGTAGACATGGTCTTCTACAAGACAAGGCATAGATCTTAATTGACCATCGTATTGGAAGAAACCATTTTCTGACATCCAATAAGCTGTACCGTCTACTTCTATACAAGCATTTTTACCAAACAATCCACAGTTAGTTCCCACTTGTTCAAACGAGAATGTGAATGGTTGACCAACAAATTTCATTAAAAATAATGCGGTATCGGTCCAAACATAGATAGCATCCCTACCTTTAATAGCTCCCATAATTTTAGAACCATCGGCAAGTCTTTGTGTGCCTGCAGTATTATTAGCTCTTACTGTATATGAATCAGTTTGATCAATGCTTTCTTGAGAAGAAAAACGTATAAACATATCATCTTTAGTTGTTGACGTTCCAACCGTTGTTTCTGTTCCAAAAAATACTAAGTGTCTGTCTGGTGTAGATACTAACACGTGACGTGATGCAGTCGGAGCGTTTGGTAACACTGTTGCTCTTGTTGATGTTGGGCTAGCCGCAGATGCATCCCATTTAAAACATTTACCATTGTAAATAAGAGCAATTAAGGTTGTACCATAGTTATCTAAAATCCATAATCCTGGATCAATAGTAAGGTCACTGTTGTTTGGATCTCCCCAACCAGTAAAACTAGATATGTTTTGAACCGTAGCCCCACCACTGTGTGTTGATTTTGTTGTACCATTTACACCTCTTGCACCACCAGTTAATGTATTTGTACTTGTATTATTATTTGTAAAACTTATGTCCTCACTACCTATTCTAATTTCACCTGCAGATGGAAACGCTGCTGAGTTAGAAAGAACAATAGTTGTTGTTGTGGTGTCTGTTAATGCTGTAGCTAAAGTTGTTGATGCTGCTCCTGGAGAAGTACCTGACCATAAACCTGTACCCCAACCAAGTCCCCCAAGTTGTTGTGCAGGTCCAACAGATTCATAAATTAAAACTGATGCAGATCCTGCAGTGCTTAAAGGTGTGCCTGTTTCATTAGACGCCATTGTAATAGTAAAAGTATTAGAAGTTGGGACAGACGTTACCATAAACTTAACGTCTTCAAAAGTTGCATTTGTAAACGTTGACCCACTTAATCCACCTACACTATCAAATAAAACAATGTCATCATCTGTTAAACCATGGCTTGAACCAACAGTTACTGTAACTGTTGGACTACTAGATGTACTTGTAAAGTTAGCTCCTGTAATTGTAGTTCTTATAGGATGTATGTCGTAATATGTACCACCCGAATAAACATATAAAATTCTGTTTGTGCCTATAGCTGCGTATTTAATTCCAGCATTGTCGTCCCAATGATGAACAGCTCTAGCAGCACCTGTTAAATTAGTTGAACCTAATTGTTGCCAGCCACCTATTTTTTCTGGAGAACCGTATCTAAAACGAACGTTGTCGCCGTCAAACCATTGTCCCTCGGCCCCGGTCTCTGTAACCTGTTTGTTGAACCCTGGTGCAAAACCTAATTTTTGTAACATATAACTCCATTTATGTATTCCTAATTAATGGAACACCTAACATCGGCCTTTTGTCGAACCTATTTTTTTCAGCAAAAGGACCATTTACATGGTTATAATGAAGAAACACTTGTCCGCAAGTAGTTCCTTTAAAAGGTTCTCTCCAATGCTCTAATTCACATCCACTATATACTAGCAT